TCGGTTGCTCGGTCATCCGCATTCTCCACCTGCGAGAGAAGTTCGGCGTATTTCCTCAAACGCTTTGCTATTTCGTCGGACAATCCAGAATGCGACATGGACGTGCAGCAAGGAATATCCATTATCTCCGCCAATTCCTCGTTACTAATCCCACTGTGATCTTTCGCACCCACACTTGGCCCGCTCATACCGAACCCTCGGCAGGCGATGGGGCGGCTTTGATGGCGTAGCGTAATTTGACGTTGGCAAGCTGCGCCTGCGAAGCATAAGGGCCTATTTTCAGTTGGTACTTTGCGTACAACTCCGCGAGCACATCGCTTGCGAATTTGGCTGCGTCGATCAGTTCAACCACCACACCCTGCGGCGCGACAACCGGCGAGGGTTTGAATGCCTTAATTGCATCCCGCAAGTGGCCGTTTGTGTATCCGCCAGCTTCGCTAATGTATGCGTGAATGAAATCCGCAAGCGCATCAGCATAATCCACCGGCTCAGCCTTCGCCTGCTCGGCGAGTAACGTTGTGATTCGATAACGCATCTTCGTGAATAGCTGCATTGCCGAAACCGTTCCTTGCGCTACGTCAAACTCAAGCGCATCTAGCTGAGCACGCACTTCATCAACAGTAGGATTACCCATGGTCGTTTCCTTTTGCTAGGGCGGCTTGCAGTGATTCGATTATTTCCGTGCGGATCATGCTTGGGAAATCTGTGGTTCCATCAACCGCAAAACAGCCGATGGGGCCAAAAATACATAGAGCTTTAACGCCTGCGTTTTCTCTAACCTCAATGTTCCAACCAGCCGGAAGTTTCTGCCTAGCATCCACCGCATCCCCAGTCCCAAGGCTGGAAGTTTTTGCTTGCCAGCCTTGCCATAGCCGTTGAGTGTTTATGTACTCGTAGTGGTTAGCCGCTCCGGCTGAGTCTTCGGCATGGTCAATATAAAAACCTTCGCTCAAAGCCCACTTCTCAAAAGCGGCCCTATCAATCTCGGCATCCGAATAGTTCATTTCTCACTCCCATCAGCCGGAAGGGTTGGGGTTACCTTGTCTAAATACTTGAGGATCGCCAGACGTAAAGAGGTCTTGCAGTGGTTGAAAAGTAACGCCGACTTTTCCGGGCAGTTTTCGATAAATTCCCAACTGGCTGCGTTAAGCGCAGATCCCCATTCTTCGGCATCTTTTCGAACCAAAACCCATTCCCCCGAATCGCCGGAGTTGAGAATGGCTTCGAGTTCGTCTGAAATGTAGTTGCAGGCGTCGTTATAGCCTTCGTCATAACCAGACTTAACACTCTGACTACCTGTCTGAGTTAGCCGATCAATCAACTCCCGCAGCTTGTCTTGAGTGTTCATGGGGTGGCCTTCTGTGGCTTTCGTAATTGGTTTAGAACATCGGCCCAAGTAATTCCGTTAATAAACGGGATAAGCGTTCCTTTGAATTTCATGCAATTTGCTTTGTGCGGTCGGTCATCTACTAGAAAATCGTCTTCATCTCCTAGCAATCCTTTGTCGTGAGTGATGATGATTCGACGCTTCAATTCTGGAAGGTGATTCATTACCCACTGCGCTTTATCTTTGTAGGCAAATGAAATACCAGTTGGCGGTTTTGTAGCTATCCATACTTCGTAACCCATGCCTATCAAGCTACGAACGCCAGCTAATCCATCAGGGTAAGGATTCATCGCAAGATATGCCCCCGGAACCCGTTTTATCTCGTCACCGGTTGCTTCTATTTCATCGCGGTATGCGTCAAAATTAACCAGCACTCCATCCATGTCTACGAATACTCGATTCACAACTTTCTCCCTACCGAATGTGATTGATGGTCTGAGTGGGCGTGGAAGGGTAGGTCAGGAAACGATCCCCACGGAGCACGAAACTCACGGTACATACTGTCCGGCGATATGCCGCTGCGATGACCGTGGCGACCCTTGCGTCCTTCGCTCCAATACTCGCGGTGGTTGGTGGTCGTGTTGTCGTGCCAGCCATCGGGCCAGAACTCTTGTGTCGGGTTCATGCGGCTTTCTTCGCGTAGTTGTGCGCGCCAAACATGCGGTGAGCGTGTTCGCTCTTTTCTGACCAGACGATGCCAACCTCGTTGCCGTTCGCGTACAACCAAGTGATGAAATCCGCCATGCGTTTGACACCGTAGTTGCTGGTGCTTTCGCCGAGCATCACGACACCACCAGTCCAGCCCTCTGCCATCTCAGTCTCTTCGGCAAAGGCCGCGGTAAGAACAGCCTTCCAGTGAGCCGGCGGCATGAGTTTCATCACCCAGGTTCCGGCGACCGTGCAGCGCCATTTTTTTTGGCGTGAGAAATCGGTCAGCATCGGCCACATTTTTGAGTTTTGGCTCAGCGTGCGCTTCGAGTCGGTATCGTCTGAATTCACTTTCTCGCCTCCGCCGCCATCCGAATCAGCTCAAGCCGAATCGTCTTCTTCGCGGCCTTGTTGTACGGAACCTGCCACGGTGATTTCCAGCGACCTTTACGGCCAGCTATGCGCGGAGCAATCTCGCCTTTGACGAACGTTGTGCGGTTACGGCTCATCTCAGGCCTCGGCCAGAGCCAGCGTGCGCTCATCCCAAAAGGCAATAAGCTCTGCTCGCTCGCTTTGATCCAACAACGTGATCAGTGCCGACGCTTCATCGAGTTCGTCACGCGTGGTTGCTTCGGCAAGCTTGTCGTGGATCTGCTGGGCTGTAATGTCGTCTACGGACGGAACGCGCGGCGCGTCGTCGGCGAGTTCATGCTCAATCTGCTGCAGCGTTTCACTTGTGCGCAATCCGCCTTGCGTCACTGTGCGGAGCTGGCCAATGTCCTCGGCTTCCTCGGCAGTGTGGATGCCCATGCTTACCTCGGGCGCGTACAGGCGCGACCAGAAGCCAGCGGCTCGGTACATAAACATCAGCTCGGGCATGGTTTTCCACTTACTGCCGGACTTCTGCAGCCATCCTTCTTCTTTAACCATCGTCCAAGTGATCCAGGGACCGATGCAGCGCTCGCCATCTGACTTGTCATCGGCGTAGGCGCGGACCTTGTAGCCTTCGTGCTTTGGGTCCGTTCCGACAACTTCGAAACGCATCGGCTTGAAGCGGCCGCAGGCATTCACGGTGGCGATCAGGAAGGTGGATGACCACGACGGCTTGCCTTGAATGACGGCAAGATTCTGCATCACCATGAGTTCGTTCGCGCCGATGCGCTGCGCGATTTCCATCGCGATGATCACGTTGGCGATGTTGTCTTGGTAAATCTTCGGAACCAGCGTCGAGCTGGCGTAAGCCTTCGCCTTACGTTGCAACAGAGAAAAAGGACTCTCTGCGGCTAATGCCTGGCTCGGCGTTTCGGTTTGTGTAGCGACTGCGCTCATGCGTAATTCCTCGGGTTAATCGTTCAATGCCCAGCGCGGCAGCGCGAGCGTGTGGATCGACGGCGCGTATGCCGGCCATTTGTCGGTCTTCAGGCAATCGGTAAGGGCATCCATCTCGCGCCGGCGCAGTTCATAGCCGCGCGCCTCCGCGTCAGCGTCGATGCAGTGCACGGCGACGGCGTAGGGCGGGGACTTTTCCACCGCAACGAACAGGAATGCGCGTAGGGCGTTGTCCGTGGCCGTCATGCCTTCGCTGTAGTGCGCGTGCTGGATGTGATATCGGTAATTTGCGACGGACTTCGCAAAGCCTCGCGGGCTCGCATCCTCGGTCGACTTCAGGTCGATGGCGATACGGCGGTCAGCGATCCAGTAATCGAGCCGTGCCTTGCACAACAGGCCGGTTTCCCGGTCATGCCAGATGATGGTCTGCTCAGACTGTCCGCCGCGGAACAACTTGCCGGCGATCGGATGCGCGGCGACGGATGCCTGAATGCCACGCAGAATGATTGCGTCGTCGTGGCTGATCTCAATCTTGCCAGCCATCTCGCGCTCCCACTCGTCCCAGTACGCACATGCTTTCAGCGTTTCAGGGCTGGGATTCTTTGCGTTCCGGTTGCGGTCGGGTACACGGCGAAACGGATGCTCTCGGGCGATGATGTACGTCGAGTCGAACAATTCCGGTTCCAGTACGGCGACATGCAGTGCTCGACCAAAATGCTTGGCGGGTGTCTCGTTGTCGTCAAGGTCGGCCAGCCACGCGCGGTAGTGCGCCGGCGTCACGGAGAGCTGCTTCAGAGCGCCGCAGTTCACCACGCCAAGCTCTTTGCGGTGATACACCTCGGCGGGCACGTTGGGGTAGATGCCCGGCGCGAACTGGGTGATGCTGGTGAGTAACGGCGACTTGATCTGCGCGTTCATGCCGCAGCCTGTTTTTTCACGCGCGCCGGCTTTACATCGTTTGCGACTGCAATCTTTAGGTCGGAAAAGAGTTTCTTCGGAACAATGCCCATATCATCTTGGGCGCCGTACTCGTCAAACCATTCGATAAGAGCGGCAACAGCAGCACCAAGCGTCAAGCTGGCGACACGCGCGGCTTCGGACTTTTTCAGTGCCTCGTTGCGCGCCAAGCGAACTTCTTCAGCCTGCGCCTCCAATCGGGCCTGCTCAACCTTCTGCGCTTCACGTTGTGCGGCTAGACGCTTGTCCTCATCTTCGCGAACCCGATCAGCTTCGGCACGAGCCTCACGATCAGCCTTTTCCTGCACAGCACGGCGTGTCGCTTCCGCGGCAGCATCACGCTGGCGCTGTGCCTCCGCCTCCGCAGCCAAGCGGTCCCGCTCGATCTTGGCCAGCCTGTCGGCCTCGGCCCGCTCTTCATCTGCTTTCTTGCGCGCGGAAGCTAGGCGCTCATCCTGTTCCTTGCGAAGCTGGGCAAGCTCGGCCTGATCGGCAATCAGTTTCGCTTGTGCCGCTTCATGCGCCAGCTGGTCGGTATGCATCTGTTCAAGGCGGGCGATCGCGGTGGACTGAGCCAGACGGGCGGACTCGATAAATTCCGCGAAACGCTCTTCGTCAATCAACAATGCCTGAAGGTCGATAATCTCTCGCGCGATGTATTCCGCTGACTTGCCGACAAGCTTTAGCGGAATGCCGCGAATGTCGTCAACGTGCTCCTGAATGGCTGCGATGCGCGCTGCCTCAGCCTCCTCTTCGGCACGCTTGGCATCGGCCAGCGCCTGGTCATAAGCCACCTGCAGAGCGTTGAGGCGCGTCTCTTCGGGCGAGATGATGGCGATAAGCTCACCCTCTTTGCCGATGACGGCTTTCGAGAATTTGGTCGCGTCGTCCCGCGCATCCTTGCCGGTCTTCTGGATCTCGACACGGGTATTCTTCAGCAGCATGCGCGCGGCGTGGCACTCGTTGTAACCAGCAGCATTCGTGATGCCAGTAATGCGCGCCGACTGCTTCGCCAGCTCAGCCAATTCAGCCTTGCGCGTGGCAAACCCGAGAGCCAGCTCGGCGCGTTCGATGACTTGCAGTTCCGTATTCATATTAATTCCTCTCGCCGCTAACCGGCTTGTGTTGGGTGGGTTAATAGCCGTCGCCGTAGCCGTCGCCGTCGCCGTAGCCGTAGCCGTCGCCGTCGCCGTAGCCGTCGCCGTAGCCGGAGCCGTAGCCGTAGCCGTCGCCGTCGCCGTAGCCGTAGCCGTAGCCGTAGCCGTCGCCGTAGCCGTAGCCGTCGCCGTAGCCGTCGCCGTCGCCGTCGCCGTCGCCGTCGCCGTAGCCGTCGCCGTCGCCGTAGCCGTAGCCGTCGCCGTAGCCGTCGCCGTAGCCGTAGCCGGAGCTATTCGCTGCCGACTGAATCCACGCCTCGCACAAGTAGTCCGATGCTTTACCTACAATGGCACCAACTTTTGAAACAAACTCTTTGACACCGTCGATGCAAGCTCCCGTGTCCAGTACGTCTACAACCGTTACAACGGGTTTGTAGATCATCCAGGTCATGCAGCCTCCCACGCACCCTTAGCCGCGTCGGTTACTTCAAATACAGCAGTAACTTTTCGCACTTCGATATCAGCTCTAGCGCTGATTTTGCTGTTACGTGTCGGACCCGTCTCGGCAAGTTCCATTACACCTTTCGTTGTTCCGAAAGAAATAGCCATGCGTGCTTTCTCAAGGTTAATTACATCACCCTTGGTGTCTTTGGCGTAACCGAAAAACACGCCACGATGCTCAGTGCAAACGATGACGGGACGTGCGGTATTCTTTGAAACTGTCATGGTGTTTTCCCTTTGTTTGTTGGTTGGTAAAAATTAATTAGCGGTAATTCCTCTGATCCGCCGTCTCGTCAAAACCTGCCTCCACGTCATTTTCCGCGGCCTCGCGAATCACAATCGGCTCTCTATCGATCCACGGTTTCAGCGCATGGAACATCTTCGGAAGCATCGCCTCTTGCCAAGGCGTCAGAGGTACGCCAGTAGATAGGCACTCGATGATTGGCCACGCCTGGATCGCGTAAGCGGTGATGTTTGCCATCTCGCGAACTTCGTCACTGAACTCGGCATCATCACGACACGGCAGGTTATCGAACAGAAGTTCACCGACCTTTTCGCGGTCTGACTTGATGGCATCCTCGGCGCGCTCAACGGCAGCGAATTGCGCATCGGTATCGGGTTCGCCGCTGGCTAACTTCCAATCGTCGTAGCTGCGTAGGGCGCTCATAAAAAGAATCCCTCAAAAATCTCAATAGCCGACACAGCCGCGCAGATAACGACGACCGCATAAGCGCCAATCCACAATGCAGCGAACGGACCTAGTTCATCGCGCAATTCGTCGTACTTGTTCACCATCCAGTCGGTACGGCGGCGCTTTGGTAGCGGCTTGGTGGAGTCGATGAAGGTGAAAGGGTGCGATTGACGGGCGTTCATGGCTGACCCTTTAGGATTTGGTCAGATACCCACTGGCGCATACGTATCCAGCGATTTTCTGGTGAGTTATCCAACGTCCATCGCTCGTCGTTTTCAAAGACAATTTCAGCAGCCAAAGCTGGTGCAATGTTGAATGCGTCCGCGACGGCGTAACGGTCTTCTGGATCAAGCTTCGTCATATCCAGTCCGCGAGCTGCGCCAAGAACACCAATGGCGCAATAACTACCATCTGCCGTAACAAGCTCGTCTGCAATAAGTCGCTTGTCTTGCATGGCATCAAGGGCCACAAGCAAGTCAGAGAGAAACTTCTGTCCGCGCTTTCCAAACGTCGCCGACTGCACAGCGCCACGCCATAAGCCAATGTCCTCGCAGTCGTCGCTATAACCAGACCGGCTCATATCTTTTCCTCCACATCCGCCGTCAGCGCCAACAGGTCTGCGGCTAACTGGATGGATTCTTCGCGGGATAGATAGATTCGCGATCCTTCAATAGTGATGATCGCGAACATGGTTACGTACTCGATCCCATAGCCCCGCTTAACCTTAAGTTCGCCACGGTTGAAAACGTCAAACGCTGCGATAGCCATGGCTCAGGCCTCCGTCTCGGTGGTGAGGTCTGTCAGCCATAGGTAATCGCAACCCGGTGACTTGAGTTCGATAAGTGCGGCTAGTCCGATTTCTGCGGTTTTGTTAAAAACGCTATCGCGAGCTGCGGCTGCGGCTGCGTCTGCGTCTGCGTCTGCGTCTGCGTCTGCGGCTGCGGCTGCGGCTGCGGCTGCGTATGCGTATGCGTATGCGTCTGCGGCTGCGGCTGCGGCTGCGTATGCGGCTGCGGCTGCGTATGCGTATGCGTCTGCGGCTGCGGCTGCGGCTGCGGCTGCGTATGCGTATGCGTATGCGTATGCGGCTGCGGCTGCGTATGCGGCTCTAGCCACATCACGCGCATTTCGTGCCGCCGATCCCGTTCCTTCGTTTTCACAACGAACCGCAGCGACTTCCAAGGCTTCCGCATGTTTAGGATTGCGACTAGCGGCGGCGCGAAGTGCAATCGGAACGATCTGGCGAATGATCTTCTCAACAACAATCTTTGCAAACGCTTTTTGGTCGATGGCATCACTGCCAAGCTGAGCGATAGCCAACTTCCGCATGCCAGAAGTACGTGCCGCATTTGAAGACCAGCGTGAATCGTTCAATCGAATTTTGAATGCGCGAACCGCCGAACCGACACACGTTGGACGATCCGAATGCGGCAAACCCATCGCATAGCAAACAGCAGCCTCGACACACATCGATCCCGGTGTCGGTTCGCCAATCCCTGAAACAAGACCCGCGTCTACAGTCACTAGGACTTTGCGCGCCAAGTCTTCCGTTACTACGTATTCGCTCATGCTCATCTCCCTTCCGGCTTGGCCTCCGTTTGGTGGCCGATGGAGAGAGATTAGGATAGGCCTAATATCATGTCAATAGGTCAATCCTAATTAGTTTCATGCAGACGTAAAAAAGCCCGCTCATGGCGGGCTCGTTGGTCAGTTGTGTTTGGCGGCTTATTCTTGCTCTTTACTGTCTCCGCCCTTGAATTGGCTTCTCAGGAAAGATCCCACAACGCCGACAACGGTTATTCCTCCAACTATGCCGGCTGCCTTGTAAGCCTGAAGGTATGCGAGCGCAACGGAGGCGATAAGGCAAAAGGCGAGCGCAGCAAGGGCCACGTAATGCATGCGCTGATTGTCCTTGGCGGTGCAGTCAATCACTTTTTCGTGTAATGACAGCTGTTTGGCAACCGTAGCATTACTGTCAGCCTGCTCCTTTTCCATCATCGCCACGATTCGTCCCGTAATTCCAGGATGGAGGTGTTCGAACCGTTCAAGATGATCTGGATGGGGGAGCGGCCCGCTATAACTTTCTTTCGTCGCCACATGCATAGCTACCGATCCCTCGGTGTGAGGAATTGGCTTGGGATGAAGGGCTTGAGGTCGGCTCTTACTTAGAGCGATTTGGCGCTTTTTGCTTGAGCGCTTGCTCATGAGCCGCTACCGACATGGCGCGCTTCATGCGGTTTCCCACGGTCGTGAAGTGGCGTTGTACGCCAAACTCGTGCGTAGGCATGGCGGGAAGCTTGCTCGACAGCGGCGTATGAGAGAAGTCCAGCAGACTTCCAAAGGCGTCGGCAAACGATAAGGGCTTCAGTTGTGCGCTCATAGGTCAGCACTATAGCAGTCCGTTTTGTCAAATACGTTAACCACGGTTTAATCCTCCCAGCTTCCGATCCATTGCTCAGCGCCCAAGTTTCACAGGCATACCGATGCCCGATTTTTTGGTAACCCCATCTGCATAGGTGAATTCCCCTTCGCACTGCAGATCATTGTTCTGCAGGTTTACGTAGGTTGTTTGCATGTGAGAGAACTTGGTGACCTTGCCATGATCAGCGACCAATTGAGGCGTGGCGTTGTACATGGTCATGAGCTGTGACTGGACTTCTGGCCATGCACACGGGTTTTGATGCGCCACCGAGGCGGCGGGCATGTTCTGCGCACTGGCGCTTGCTACCCAAGCGACTACGATCAAAGAAGAAATTCCTTGTAGTTTCTTAGCCATTCCGTTCTCCGGTAGTTACAGTATTTTCTCAAGTGATGCTGAAAGAATGGCTATATCAAGCGAGTCTCACCGCTGAGGACACGCAAGGTGTCTCATGGAGCCAACAGGAGAGACGATGATGACTGACCAGTACGACGAACTGTTCCAGAAGTACCTTACTGCTTTCGGGCTTTTACGCGCGCCGACGCAGATGGCGTTGTGTCTCGATTCTTTCCATTGCTCAAAAACTCCAGCGCTTCCCGAAGCGGCTCATTTGAAGACATGTCAGGTAATTGCGTTCCCATCACCTCGACAAGCTTCTGGTATTCCAAGGGCCGGTGCTCGGCGCTGATCTTTAACAAAGCGGAAAGTGCCAGGGAAAGGTGATCAACACGACCCCTTAGGGCCGCGATTTCACTTTCCGGGTCGTCAGCGATGTTTTTCATGGACGGGTTCGCTCCAAAATAAAGTTCGTCGAACGTCGATCCGTGATCTTCAGCAATTCTTCTGGCTAACTCCGTTTCGGGACGATATTCGCCGTTTAGCCATGCGTTCGCTGTGACGGTGGCATATCCGTAACGTTTCGCTAGATATGAGCCAGCACCGCGACGCGGATGGTTTTTTTCTAACAAGAGTTTTGAAAGCCGCTTGCCAAATGCGTCGGCTGTGTCATCGCGAATCTTCTTAGGCATGGCCTAAATATTGACCGGAATAGAGTTAGGTTTGCCCTGTTGACTAGTTATTAGGATCATCCTAATATCTGGTCCATGACCACTAACCCGCTTGATACCGTAATTGAGAAAGTCGGCACTCAGCAGAGGCTGGCTGAACTGCTTGGCGTTAAATCTCCATCTATAGCCGAATGGCGTAAGCGCAAGCGAGTGCCCGCCGAACGCTGCATAGCGATCGAGACACTCACCTCTGGCGCTGTCACACGCTACGACTTGCGCCCCGACGTATTCGGCCCAGCCCCGAAAGCCAAGCGGCAGGCTGCCTGATGTCACTTCCGACGAGAGAAACGTGGCTTGTAGGGTTTGAACGCGGCTTTCTTGCTGGCGCTCTGAGCGTTGCCTTGGTCGGTATCGCGTTTGCTCACTTTGATCGCGATCTCCCCGATCCATCTTGGGATCGCGTGCAAGAGCACGAAAAAGCAACCTATCTCGTACCAAAGAAGCAAGCGCTCCGAGTCTGGATTTATCAGATTCCAGATGCTGGCGACTGCAAATATAAAAGCTCCGAAGAACAGGGCTTTTTGGCTCAAGAGAACCAGTTCTTCGAACGCTCTCGGCTTGCTCAGTGCGATAGCTGGAATTTCCTTCATAGCCATCAAAAGGATTCCTGAGATGAGTCCCAGAAGGAAATTTTCCATGCGTACTGCCGCCCTTATTGATATCTGCACAGCTTACCGCTGGCAGGGCTTTTCTTTTTCGGTTCGTTTCCATTTGAAAAATTTTGGCCCCACGGGGATCTACAACGCGAGACATGTGTCATGACACCCATTGACGAACCCCAGTTGCCGTTTCGGATGGACGCCTATCCGATTGAGCGCAACGTAATCATCGCGCAGCCGAATTTTCGCGGCGCAATGAACCTGTCCATTGATCTGTGCAGGTTCGAGAACGACAAACAGGCGTCCGGCAAGGTGGGCGTCGACGCTGGCGCTTACAGCTGCAAGAAGAACGGTCAGAAGCCCTGGTCTGTCGATGAGATGCGCCGGGTAATGGAGATAGGCCAGAACCTTATGCCGCTGTCTTGGCTGGCTCACCAGTACGGCCACGGCCTTGTGCTGCTGGAAACCGAAGCCGAGCGGCGAGATCGCATCAGCCAAGAGCGGATTGTCGAGCTGGAATTCAAGAACCGTGTTCTCACCGATGCACTGCGCGGAGTAGCCGCATGACCATCACCGATACCGGCCGCAACGATCCCATCGACTTCGTTCTCGGCGAAATCTATACCGCCATCGCCCGTTTATCGCGTGAGGCTATCGAAGCCAATCGCCTGCGCCAAAACGAGCGCGACGCCAGGCAGAAGATGCTCAGCCAGTTGCGCGCTGAAACGGGAATGAAGGCATGAAAACTTTCTTCCTCACCTTCCGCGAGCGCCGCATCTTCCTTGAGGCTGTTAGGGCGTTGAGGGGGTTTCGGATATGAGCGCGTATACGCCCGGCCCCTGGGTTTGGTCGAACGTCTATAAGACAGGCGAGGAAAATCCGACGTGGGCGCTCGTTTCGACTACCGACAACTACGGAATTCTTGCGTGCGACGGGATTGAGAATTCTCCGCAGGGATTGAACGATTTTGAGAACGCTCAGTTGATCGCGTCTTCTCCAGATTTATTGGAGGCGCTTCAGCAGATAGATAGCGGCAGTTGCGAAAGGTCTACTGAAGGATATGGGGCATGCCGCAAACAGGGTTGTACGCCGGACGCCCCATACCTTGCTGACAAGATGTGCAACAGCTGCATAGCTCACGAAGCGATCCAGAAAGCCACAGGCGGTGGCCTATGAGCGTTGCAGCACATCGTTTCGACAACGCCAAACGTCGTCGTCCAGATAGCCATGCGCGTCAGGCAATGTTGACGCCTAGCTATGTGCTTGAGCCAGTACGCGCTTTGCTTGGCGGCATCGGCCTTGATCCTTGTACTGAGCCCGACAACCCGACGCGTGCCGATATCTTCTACCACCAGCCGATGGACGGCTGTGCGCTTCCATGGGATGCAGAGACGGTCTGGTGCAATCCACCGTATGGCGAAGCGCGTAACCGCTGGGCCGCTCGGTGCATCAGCGAAGGTAAGCAGCGCAAGGTCGTCTTGCTGATGCCTGCTCACACCGAAACAAGGACCTTCCAGACGTGCCTGCATGCATGCACGTCAGTTTTGCTTGTTCAAGCGCGCCTTCGCTTCGGAGTTCTACGAGAGAACGGACGACAGGAAGCCGCAAGCCATGGGAGCGCGATGTTTGGCTTTGGCGTGTGCCTTGAAAGTCTTAGTGGACTCGGCTT